TGCCCTTGACGTACTTGACGGGGATTGAATTGACTTGAGCGGCACCCGCCGATAGGCCAGTTAATGCGCGGCGGACAGTCAGCGCTTGCGTAACGGTGGTTGAGCCATTGCTCGAAACCGTCAGTCCGCGCTTGGTCGTGGGTGCGGCGGTCGTGATTGCCAGTCCGGTAATCGCGACAGTTAGTGACCGCCTGCGACTCGGCTGCCCGATGACCGACGCCGAACCAACAGACTGGGCCAGTAACGCATGCTGCGGGCTGACCTGACCACTAGCTACGCTGCCGCCTAGTGCACTAGCGCTGAGTGACCGCCTGCGACTGGGTTGCGCGCCCGCCGATGCCGACCCAACTGCCTGAGCTACCAGCGCACGCTGTGCTCGAACCTGGCCACTAACGACGCTGACGCCTAGTGCACTGGCGTTGAGCGGCCGTCGAATGCTGATCTGACCAACGACAACGCTGCTGCCGATAGCGCCGGCGGTAAGCGAGCGGCGGACATTAATCGTCGCGCTGGTTGTTGCCGCGCCGAAGGTATTGCCCTTGACGTACTTGACGGGCAACGCGTTGACCGACGCCTGGCCCGCTGATAGGCCCGTGATTGCCCGGCGGCGATAAAGCGCGACCGTAACGCTCGCGACGCCCGTACTGCTGACAGTCAGCCCGCGCCGAACAGTCGGCGCAGCGCTAACACTGGCGATACCAACGGTTGCCGCCGTAAGTGGACGACGCCGGCCAGGCTGTGCGGCAACCGTGACCGATCCCAACGCGCTAGCGGATAAGCTGCGTCGTGCTGATGGCTGACCGACTTCGGTCGCTACGCCTGCGCTGCTAACCGTCAAGCTACGTCGCGCGCTCGGTTGACCAACTTCGGTCGCTGCGCCGCTGGAGACGCCGGTTAGCGACAGGCGGCGGGAGAGTGTTGCCGTGACCAATGCCTGGCCGACTGATGCAACTGTCAGCGACCGACGAGACGTGATCGACCCGCTGACGTTTGCCTGACCAGTCGTCGCGCCCGTCAGGTTCTTGGCTGTGACAGGCGCTGGACTGGCTGCCGCGAGCACCATGTGCCCGAGCATGCCCACTGGAGACGCCAGCGTGCCCGACGACGGCATGAAGATCGCGACAACCGTCGGTTTCTTATCGACTGCCCCGGTCGCCGTTGCCATGGCAGTTGCCGTACCGATGAGAGACCGACGAGCCGAAGGTTGTCCAGCTTCGATAGCGCTGCCGGACGTAGCCCCAATCAGACTGCGCTTCTTAGAGGGCGTGGCAGAACTACTGCCAGTGCCCGTGCTTGCGCCGGTCAGATTCTTGTAGACAATCACCCGCAACGTGGTGCCCGTGCCGGTCTTGCGGGTGTTCGACGCACTCAACGTTTGGCTAAAGGCCGTGCAGGTGGTGCTCGCCCCTAGCGATGTCGTGTTGTTATGACCAAGCGCAACGCTGATGGTGGTTGAGTTGGCCTGCGTCTTGTCGATGGTCGAACCGGTGGCGACGGTGCTGATCGTGGCCGCCGATGTCCAGGCGTAAAACAACGCCTCGTAATCACCCGCCACGCCCCCAGTGACCGGCGCGCCTGTAGGCATCGTGGCGTTGTTGCCAGTGCTGGACGCCGCCAGGTCGGTGTCTGGCAACACTGTCGAACCAGCCTGGTTGTAGGCATTGCATACCCAGGCGGCAACCGACGCAGCGTTAGTGAAACTGAGCGTCAGACTGACGCTGTACTGTGCCCAGTAGACAGTCAGCGACTGACCGGTACCCGCCGAATCAGTACCAAGCGAGGTCCAACCAGTCGGTACCGCAGGGCCAGCCGTGCCCGCGTTCGCTACGCCGACGAGCACCATGTCGCCAGCGGCTGTGCTGGCCGGCAGTGTTACCGAAAATACTGCCCCCGACGCAGCGGTACCGCTGGTCGCGGTGCGCTGCGAAATGGGCATCGGGCTACATTACGCCAGTTACGTCATCGACCAACGTCAGGATGCGACGGTCTACTACGGCCCACGGCATAGCCATTATCTTGGCCTTCAGGTGTTCGTAGTCCGCGTCTTCCAGTTCGAGCGTGCCGTTGGCTGATTCCAGCGCGTCCAGCACGCGTATCGACTGGCGCATTTCGGCAATGGTCACTCCGGCGCGCGGATCGAGTGGCTGGCGGATGACTTCTTTCAGCACCTGCGTGTACCGCAACGGCTCCACCCCCGGCTCACCCGGTAACTCACGCAGCGGAATGCTTTTCATGCCAGTCCGATGATCCTAGAAATGAATGTCATGTCAATAGCGTCCAGGGCCGTGTCGAGATCCGCAATGGCGCTCTTGATCAAGGTTTCCTGGGAAGCGTCGAAGTAATACGGGGCAGCCTTCAGGTCCACGGTATCTAGCCAGTTGTGATCCTGGCCGACAGTCAGCTTGTTCTGAGAGAACGCCCGCAGATGCTGGCCGATAATCTGGTTCACGGCAAACGCCGTCTCGGGCGCAGTGCCAACCGTAGCGGGCGGGGGCGGTGGATCGGTGGGAACGGTCATGCGCTTCTCCTTTATGCCGTGGTCGTGTCGGTGATCAGGCCATACGCAACGAGCGCGGCGATGACCGAACCGAGCGCGGCGTTGCTGCCCTTGGCTCCAGACACGGTGGCCTTTGTCGAGCCCGCCGCGCCGAAGAACGAAAGCCCCGCGCCGCCAGGTGGGCAGACAAAGACATAGCCGTCATTGCGGACGTAGAACAGGTTGGCGGGAGTCGAGTTCTGAATCTGCAACGCGAACTGCGCGCTAGTGTTCGTCGCGCCCCGCAGCAAGAGTGTTGTTCCGGCGAATGGGACCACGCCCATACCCACGAGGCCATCGAACTGCGACGTGCCTTGATTCCACAACCCAATGTTGGTCGTGCTCGCTCCAGACTGCGCGGCGATAGCAATGCCGAAGGCGTTGCCGATACCGGCCTTGCCCTGGTTCTCCACCAACACGCCGGTCATGGTGGTGATGGCACTCCCCGCGCCGAGTGTTGGGCTATACGCGTGCAGCGCTCGGCCAACGCCCATCGTGAACGCCGCCGCCGCCGTCACCACTCCGGCAATAATCCCCTCGCCTCCTCCGGTAGCCGCTGCGTTGAATGACGGAAATGCGTAGATCCCGTACTGCGTGCTGCTGGTCAATGTTGACGGTTGGACATTGATGCCAATGGTCGTCGCCGGCGGCGTGCCAACCCCAACCGAACCATCCAGCTGCGACGTGCCCAAATTCCGCAGGCCGATGTTGCTGCCGCTCGCGCCGGACGGGGCGTTGATGTAGATGCCGTAGGCGTTGGTCACGCCGGCCGAGCCCATGTTGTGCAGGTAGATCCCAGCGGTGTTGGTGACCAGGCTCGATCCCTGGATGGTCGGGGAATTGGCGCGCAGCCCGATCAGCCAGGGAATGGTGAACGAGGCGTTCTGCGTCTGCATCTTCGTCTCGATGGCCTCGGCCCAGGTGCTGGCCGACGAAGGGGCCTCGATGTGCGAGACGAACACCGACTGGACACCGCCGCCGGAGGTTCGGCCGGCAGCGATGAACATACTCTCGGTGACGTTCGAGTAGCCGACGAAGTTATCGACTACGCACACGTTGCCGTAATGCGCGCCGCCGTTCATGTACAGCGCCCACTGCGCCTGCGGCGTGGCCCCGATGGCCACGTTGCCGGTGAGCGTGCTTTGACCGGCGACGTTCAGCGTGCCGCCCACGTACACGTTGCGCGGCCTGTTCGCTCCAGATGCCCCAATGTCATAGGTGTTGTCGGTATTAGCGAGCAGGTTGGTTCCGTTCGTCCAGCCAGGTGTGACCATGCTCGTGCCGAGGTAGAGGGTGCGCGGCCTGCTCGTGGCCGTCGCACCAATGTCGTAGGTGTTGTCCGGGGCAAACGTCAGGTTCTGCGTCAGCGGAAGGCTGAAGATGTTCCCGGCCGCACCCTGAGTCATGAGCTTGACCAGCACGTCCGTGCCGGTGTTCGGAATCACGCCCCCACTCTGCGTCCACTGCACCGGGACGCTGAACCAGCCTGTGTTATTCACGGCCGGACCAGTGACGTTGAACTGCACGTACCGCGTGCTGTCGGTCTTCTGCGACAGGCGTATCTGATCGCCAGACGCCATGACAGCAAACGCCTGAGAACGATCAACACCGTCCGTCGATCTCTTGTCGAAGTACAGCGTGGCCGTGCCGGAGGCCCAGGTACCTGTATTGGAACGAACCTGCTGAGCGTTCGGTGGCGTGGAGGTCACGTTGCTCCACGTCCATGTCTCCATGTACGCCGCGCCAATGGCACTCAGCAGTTGCTCGTTGCCCAGCGAATCGAGGGCGTACACGAGGTGATCTGCCTTGGGGTACACGAAGAGCGACCCCGCTGCCGGGATCACTGATGGGGTGACGATTTCGGCAAGCGATTGGTAGCCACCCAGATACATGTTGCGCGGCCTGGTTGCTCCAGATGCGCCAATGTCGTAGGTGTTATCCGGACTGAAGATCAATGGAGCCGTGAGCGTCGTAGTGCTGTGTATCGTGACGCCCCCGGCCACGTCCATCCCGCCCGCGAGGAACAGATTCCTGGGACGGTTCGCTCCTGCCGCGCCGATGTCGTAGGCGTTGTCCGTCCAAGTCAGGAGGTTGCCGGTTTGCCACTCGATCCGCCAGCGGTCGATGAAGTTGTTGCTGAAGATGATGTCGCCGCCACCGTTAGCCGTCAGGCGATAGGCGTGCGGCTGGCCCGTGCCGGCGTACTCGGTGCCCGTCTCGAAGATGCCGAACGACCAGCGGAAGAAGCCGCGCTCGTAGTTATTGACATCGGTGAAGGTGTTGTAGATGCGCAGCGCCTGGGCATTTGTGGTACGCCGCATAGCCAGCACATCGGCTGCGTCGCGGTACAGACGCACATCGTGTGTCGTCTGCCCCGGAGCACCGGATGCCCAACCCAGGAATGTCTGGCCGTTCAGCGTCAACCCTGAGCCGAGAGAAAAGAGCGCCACCGGGCTGCCTGACTGTGCCATCACCGGATAGCCCGTTTGGTTGAACAGACCCCCGTCAATGTTCATGAACCCGAGGCTGGGGACACCCGCACTGCCGTCCCCCGCCAGAAATGAGGTGCTGGCGTACACCGTGCGCGGATATGCGCCAGCCACGCCGATGTCCCAGGTGTTGGTGTCTGACGGCTGGAGATGGTTACTCGCGTTCACCAGCCAACTGGTCACACCGTTCCGCCCGAAGCGCACGCTGCCACCGCTGGCGTAGATGTTCACACCCCCCGAGCCGATCAGATTGATCGTGTTTGCACTGGGTGACCACAGCCCGGCGGCGGGCGAGTTGACGAAGCTGTAACTGGGCGCGGTCTGCAAGCCGTCCGGCGCGAGCAGCGGGAATGTCACGCCGCTGGTCTGTTGCAACGAATCGTGCGTGATGACCGCTGACACAGCCGTTCCGGCGACCCACGAGCGGGCCGTCTGATCGCCGTTGTAGGGTTCGACGGCCCGCGTGACCGTCAGACTGGCTGTCCCCTGACCACCGGTAACCCGTACCACCTCGAATGGCCCGTTGGTCGGATCTTGGCAGAGAACTGCCCGATACTCGCCGCCCGTCGGCCATTTCGACGCGTCACCAGCGGCAATCGGCAGGGTTGTCGACCCAGCGACGATATCGCTAGCTACCGTCGTCCGCAGCCCGTTGCCGGGCAAAATCTCAGCGATTGGAGTGGCCCCCTACCGAACTTTATGGAAGGTTAGTCTTCGTCAATCCTCGCTGACAGTCAGGGCCGAGGCCGCGAATCTCGGAATGTCACCCACGTTCATGACGGTGCTCGTGCAGTCACCCCAGTACAGCATGTTGCCTGTCGTGATTGCGTCCATGACCGCCCAGCCGACGACGGTGTAAGCCGACGTAGTGACTTGCGGAAAGGCAATCTCCGCGTTGTTCGCGATCTGGCTCGCGGTGCGCGTCCAACCCGCCGACGCAACAGCTTGACGCGCGTACGCCGAACCGGTCACTTCCGTACCGCCCGACGCGTCCGACGGTGTCGCGGTGAACAGTGCGACATACACCGTTGACAGAGCGGTCAGTGCTGGAGTTGCGCCGCCCTTAAACACATGATCCAACAATCGTTGCTCGAAGGCGTCTGTCTTGCTACCGGCCAATTGAGTTCTCCTTCTACGCTGGTGGGGGCGGTGGCCCGTTCGGGTCGAGCACGCTCATAAGACGCTGGACATAGCGTCGTAGCTCGACATCGACGGCGATGATCTGCGGCAAAGGTTGGTAGTCAGCAGGTGACGAGCCGATGACCAGGCTGACGTTGTCGAAGACAAACGTGTATAGACCAATGCCTCCCAAGGCCACCGTGATGGGCTGCGCGCTACCAGATGGCAGAGCAGCAATCAGCCGTACGGTTTGCCAGTCGCCCGTACCATCCACTAACTGCGGCATCTGGTATGCCTGTTGGCCGAGAACGCCAATCGCCGCGTTAACCTGGCCGCCCGTCGGGGCCAGCACCTGAAACGACAACGCGACCGTCAAACCGTTGAGTGCGGTCACGTTAGGTGCAATCGTTTGGCCGATCAGGTTCACGTTCTGTGTCGTACCGGTGATCTGCGCGGCTAGCTGCGAACCAGCGGGCGCAGTAGACGCAACTTGTTGGACGCTGCCCGTTTCACCAAAGCGGTTGACCAGCACTGTCCAGCCGTCAGCCGCTACCTGATTGGGTTGGTCGAACGGACCTGGCCCGTTGCTCCAAAGTTCAAAGCCACCATTTACCAGCAGGTTTGGCCGCGAAAGCTCAAAGCCCATCACGTCGCTGCTCACACGCTGAATATCCTGAGGCAGGGTGCCTGGCGACATCGGTGTGGTAGGCGGCGTGGGAGCGTGCTGGTCGATCAATGCCTACGTACCTCGCACACTGTAGCTCACGATCACGCGTTCGCTGCCGCTGAAACTTGCCGCAAAGGTAAGTGCGGTGCCAACTACCGAATAGTGACCAGCGGCCAGCGACTGCACGACGCCATTACGGGCGACCATGATGATCGTTTCTGGCTGGTCTGTCAGCACGACACCAGTCGTGCTGGACGTTGGCACGAATTCCTCGGTTTCGATGCGCAGGTACAGGTGCTTGTCGAGATTGCTCTGAGTCAGAACAGCAGCGATGCCAGTTCCGGATGGCCAGGCGCGCGCAGTCTGGTCGCCGTGATACGGCTCGGCGGCGCGTTCGACACCCAGTGATGCTGACCCCTGACCCTTCACCACTTTGACCAGTTCCCAAGGACCACTAACTGGGTCTTGCCAGAGCACCGCACGATAATTGCCCGCCGTCGGCCAGTTGGGCGCGTCGGCTGTCTGAATGACCACGGTCGTCGCGCTATTGCTAATCGCCCCGTTGAGGGTGCTGGTCAAACCATTCTCCGGCAGGACTTCGATTTCGGTAACAAGGTCTTCGACCACCACTGAGTTGACCAGATGGTCGGGGAAAGTGCTGCCATCCCAGGCGCGAATGCCGAAATGACCTTCGGCGCTAAAGGACGTGTCGTTGATCGTGATGTACTGCACGTCGTTGACGATGGCGAACAAGGTTGATCCCAGGCAGCCTAATGTCAGCGTTGTCGGATCGCTAGGTGGTGAGGCTGGGATCGCGTCCCAGATCGACGTGTACGTGCCGCCGACCACGCGGAACATCTTCAGGTGCGGCGCATTTACGTCCAGCCAGGCCAAGTAGAAGTTATTCGCATCCACGTAGCGCATAACTACTCCCAAACCACCAGTGGACGACCACATGCTTCCAGTGCTGATATCCGCGGTTACCTTGTAGTTCGCACCGCCGAGTGAGGTCGTATTGATCGCGAGCGACTGATTGAGGAGCGTCGCGCGCATCCCACCGCTGACGATGTCAAAATTGCCTGTTACTTCGACCCAGTTACCGCCCAGCGTGGCAGAATCGGCGCGGGCAAAATCGTCGCGGAACAGTTCAGCCATCGACTAACTGGTAGGCGAAACGTAGGTGAACTCTTGGATTGTCACCAGAGCCCCCTGTTCCAGATCTACCTTGTCGATAACCAAGTTGGGATCATCCTCGTCGCCCGGCAACCCCACCGTACCGTCGAACACGACATATCCGTCCGCTCGCACCGTCCGGTACCAAACTGCCCGTCCGGTCAGAAGAGCGTAGGCACCAGGCATTCGCTTGGCGGTCCCGACACCATTAACTGGGTCGTCAAACGCCGGCGATTCGAACAGGAACTCGATCAGCTTCCGAGCCTCGCCAGGTGGTGACTCAGGGGAGGGCGGCATCGGGGCCGTGAAGATGATGAGCCTCCCGCCCGCTAAGAGACCACCCATAAGCTTGGTCTGCTCGTTTGCCGTGGTAGTCGAGTAGGCCAGGGGGCGCGGCATTATTCGGTTACCTCAACGACCCCCGTCATCCGTCCCTGATCGTCGCGCTCGATGATCTTGCGCGTCTTCGCTGGGGCCGACGGTGGGGCTTTTGAGGCGACGACCAATTCACGAACCTCTTTGGCTACGTCACGTAGGGCATCGGCCGCATCTCGGACTCGCTCGCCTTCCATGTCGGGCTCGATGAACTGCGCACGAGCGTCGAGGAGGCCCGCCCCCTCGGGAACCGCCGCATCCCAATCGCGCGTGATTCGGCGGCGATCACCTTCGTCGTAACCAACATCAGCCGGCACGTACGGAAGCGGCGTCCCAACGGGTTTATACGCTTCAGGTGGAGGCGTACCTGAAGGCTTCCCGTTGAGACGCCAATCTAAGCGTAATTCGGGCCAGTGAATGCCGAACACCTTCTTCGCCCGACTCGCGCCACTCTCCCCAGCTTCGCCACCAGTCTCGCCGTTTTCTACGGAGACCTTGTCCGAATTGGCACCAGCGGGTTCCATGTCGCCGCGCGGCGAGCCAGTTGTCGTCCCCGCGACAAACGAGTACGGCAGTTCGTTCGACGGGACCAGTCTGGGCTCTGGCGAGTCGGGCATGTGACCAGTTGTCTTTTCGGCTAGCTCTTCTTGGCCGATAACGCCCATCATCCAAAGTTTCGTCGCGTTGTCGATGGTCAGCCCTTCGGTCATCGCGTCGCGATACTTTTCGGCAGCACGTAGCTCCGAGAAGCGCCAGCGGCATTCGGCCGCTACACCTTGCGCTTCGCACGCGAGCGTTGCCCACTCGGACAGTTGCGCCTCGGACAGATGCTGGACCGCCTTGATGCCGGCGGCTTGTAGCTCCCATTGTCGGTTCGCGTTCGCCTCGGATTGGCCTTCGATAATGCCCATCAACAGCGGCATTGTCTTCAGGGCGCGGGCGAGTTCACGCTCCAGGGCGCGGATGAGCGGATCGATTCCGGCTAAAGCATCGGCCGACACTGCGCCGGTCGGCTTGTTCACGATGACTACATCGGTGTGAACGAACGCGCTGTCGGGTTCCAGGGCGGAATATGCCTTCTGGACTTCGATGATGGTCGCATCAACCCAGTTCTTCCACTGGATTGGGTCTTGCATGACGTTCGGCGGCGCGGCTTTACGGAGGGATTCGAGCGCAATCGCCAGGTCGTAGCGCGGGTAGCCCTGCTGGGAGACAACCCGACGCAAGTCGGTGAGCAATCCGAGCAGGAACAACGCCGAGAAGATCGATGGCCCAGCGGGCGAGCGCCCGTACGGACTGGCCGGCGCAGGATCGATAGGAATGTACATAATCGTCTCGCGCGCCGAGAGATCGATCCACTCGCCTCTTTGAAACTGCCCGAGTAGCCAGACACGTCCGAGTGTCGGATCGTATCCCTGGCGAAACCGAGCGCTCCACGGATCGGGCGTAGCCAGATCGATAGCCATCGTTGCGGAGTCATCAAGTACCAACTCGGAAAAGAGTGCTCCACGAAGGTACGCCCCGAAGTGCAGGCGGCCGAGCGGAACATCGACCGAGCCATACCGCTTTCGGAGCTTGCGGAGCCATTCGTCTATAACAATCTGGCCTTTCGGAAGCGGCGTGTCCGTGCCAGGGCGATACGCGACACATTCCCAGCCGGGATTCATGAGGCGCAGGAAGTCCCATAACGCGCGGGAGACGTCAGGGCTCGCATCCGCCAGCACTTCGAGCAACCGGGAGGCGGGCATGAAGCGGATAGAGTCGGCGTCGAGGTCCAGCCTTCGCCACTCGTCAACATTGCCGTCCGGGGGGAGAATAACCGGCATCCCCGCGCCATATAGGAACGGGGCATCCCAAGTAAGACGACCTCCAGCCATGACTTTTGGCGGCACTGGAATTGTTCCCATTGCCGCCAGCGAACCAGGCGTCGCGGAAGCTGCGGTTGGAGCCGCGATACCGGGAAACAAGGCGCTGGTCGGCAACGTAGCGACCGGTGCGCGTTGTGACTCGCTAGCTGGGAGACCGAGTCTGTCCTTGAGGTCGGCGAGCAGTGGCATTAACGACGAAGCTACCCGCTTCGCGTGCGATTGTAATGGGTTAGGGGCGGATGACAACCAGCCCGGCGTCTATCCAGGCGCGTTGCCGGCTTTTGGACACGCCCGACCAATCATGCCACTCACCCAGATACTCGTCGGGCAATGCGTTCGCGCGCGCGTTCAGGAGATCGGAAGCGTCTTCTTGAGACAGGAATGTTGCCCGTTCCATTTGATCTTGAAGCTCATCGATATCGTGACCCACGTAGTACCGGCCTTGGCGCACCGAATTCCAATTGCAAAGAATGGTTTCGACCGTTTCCCAATCGAGCGCGCGATTTAGTGACTTCTGAAGTTGGTGCCTGAAATCCTCGCCAGACTCATTGAGTTGGATGAGTTTTGGATTGGCTAAGCCGTAGAGATATTCGAGGCTCTGACGCGGGCCAGTAGCTTTCCGCAAGTCCATATCGGGCGCGGCGATGTTCCATCCGTGGCTTACCTTCAGGATCTCGGCCATCTTGAACGATGACCAACGGGCGTTGAACTCAAGGTTCTGCCACGTGCGCTGGAAGTTCGCGTAGTTCGTGTACGGATTCGTTCCCCAACCTTCCGTCAGCCAATTCTGGAATCCTCGGGCTTGCCGCCGCGCCTCCGATACGAGCGACAGGTACGACACCACCAACCCGCCGCGCAGACCCCGGCGCTCGATCCCAGTTGGCAGTTCTCGTAGCCGAGCATCGAGGATCGCCCTGCCATCCAACTCGCGCACGTCGCCTAACCGCCGTATCGCCTCTAAGGCGGCGGGTAAGTGGTAAAACGCCTGGTATACCACCGACAACCACAACGCCTCTTCGCTGTTGTATTGCCGCAGGCGACTGAGTTCGTGCAGGACGGGGTAGATCGGATCTTGATCCCGCGATTCGATCAAGTGTCCTGCGAAATAGGCAATAGCATCCCAATCTCGACGGACAGGTAGGGTCATATGGATTTAGTCGTCATCGGTGGTGGGTTTTGGGGCGTTGCTGCGGCTTCCATCGCCCGTGAGCGCGGGCTCGACACACTGCTCATCGACAACGCAGACCCGAACGGAGCGTCGCGCAACGCCGCAGGCATCGTCTGTCTCCGGTGGTATCGCCAGGATACGGTCCGCCACATGCTGCCCGACACTTGGTCGGCCGAGGACGCGATACACGGCCTGGAGTGGCTGGAAAAACACGTTCCGCTCGCCCGCACCGGCGAACAGTTTCTCAACGCGACGACAGATTCTGGACGCCGATACGAGCGCGATTGTTACTTGGTGTCATCGTGCGAAGCGGTCCTCGAACTCGTGCCCAAGTGGCGAGCGAACGCAACTCGCGTCACGCGAGTTCGCGAAGGCTGGCGGATTGGCGTGTCGGGCGACGGAGACATCATCACCCCTCGGCTGATTGTCGCGGCGGGGACGATGACTGATAACCTGCTCGCGTCTGCTGGAGTGCGGGCGGTAGGGGTGACAGCCCTTCGCGGCCGGGCGTTACTCCTCCGTCCCCCCCAGCAGGTACTGCACGATTTCGACGTGCCGTTGACGGTCCTGGCCCGGCCGTATACCCACTTCACGTTCCGTCGTTGGGGCTCAGATTTAATCCGGCTGGGAGATACGGTCGAACGTCAACCCCGCGACAACGCCCTCGTAGAGTTGCGAACTATCGCGCGCCGCTACCTGCCAGAGTCAACTGAAGAGGTTGGGGTAATGGACGGACTGCGGCCGGTGTGCGGGCGATTTCACGTTGCCGAACACGCTCCAGGGCTCGTCGCTGCGACGGGTGGACATCGAGTGGGACTGGCGCTAGCTGAGCCTGCTGGTCGGCGCGCAGTCGAGCTAGCGCTATCACCTCCTCGTGAGCGCCCAGACAAGGCCAAATCAAGCACCGCACGCAACGGCGTCGTCCGTCTTTGAGGACGCTGACGTGTTCACGCATTCGTAGCAGCTTCGGGCACTTGCGTAACCTCGATAAGCTGCTCGTACGTATGAAATTCCCACCCCTCGGGATGCGCAGAGCCTTGCGGTGGTCGAGGGTGCCGGTCGCAGATGGTCTCGCCGCACCCCTTACAGCGGTCAGCTTCCGAAAGAGCCTCGCCGTCGTTGCGCTTGTCGTACAGCATGCCCTCGTGGTAGCAGACCTGACAGCGCCACCCACTCGTTGACTGGAACGTCATTATTAGCTCGGATTGAGTGTAATAACCCCAACCGCAGCCGCGCCAGGCACGATGTTGTACAAAGCGGACTCCGCTCGCACGGTCGCTCCGTTAGCCCCTGGTGTAGTCGCGACAAGCTTGAATTGTCCGGTGGACTCGTGGAACGTGCAGGTGCCAGTCTCTTCGTCAGAATCTGACGTATCGGGTTCAACCGTTACGGCGCTCGTCGGATTACCCGCGTTGTCCTCGACCGACCACGTCGTATCAGTTTTCGAATGCGAGATTCCACCGCCGAGACGATCCATCCAATCTACACGGCAAGGAACATTGTCGGTCGGGATATCCGTAGGCGAAGCTGGTGTCGTCACAGAAGGCACTCCATTGACATAAATGATTCCACTTCTCGGCTGTTCATTCCAAGCATCTAATTCGGCGGCAATTCCCTTCATCGCTACCCAAATATCGGCAGCGTAATCAATGAGTCGTTCGACCGTTCCCATCGCGATCTAACCTCAGGATACATGCCGCGCGGCGCGTCGACCAGTAGTAACAACAACTTCGACTATCGCGCGTACTTACGCAGCCCGAAGTGGGAGAAGCTGCGCGAGGCAGTCCGCCAGCGCTGCGGGGGCAAGTGCGAACAGTGCGGTGCGGCGATGCGCGATACACACCACCTGACCTACGCGCGAATAGGCAAGGAACGGTTGAGCGACCTTATTGGACTGTGCCGTTCGTGCCACCAGGCACGCCACGCAACCGCGACTGCCAAACGCGTACCGGCCGCCGGTGGCAAGCGGGTCGTGCGGAAAGTCGGTGTTCCTCGGTTGCCCAGCAGATCCCGTCGCGTACGGCGGCGCGCATCGCCGCGCCCATCGCGCGCCCCTCGTGCGGCGGCAGCGTCCCCCAGGCGTCGAGCAAGGCCCAGACGGCGTCGGTCGTGAACTTGTCGCGTCCCTTGGCAATGACCTTGATCGCCCGCGCCGCCGAGTTCATCCAGTCTTCGGACGCGTGCTGCTCGACTAAGGCAATCGCGTGATCCCGCCGCCTAGTGCCTTCCTCAGGGTTGAGGAAGTTGGCCTGTTCGTAGTCCTCGGGCACGCCCCTATTATGCCGGACTCTAGTAAACGCGCCTATGGTCTAAGGGCTAGAATCCGTCAAATTGACCAGCACTGAGATAGCGGACGCCGAACCCTACGACGCAACGTGGGTTAAGCTGCTTCTGCCAGGGCTGGGATCGGGGGCGGTCGCCTGGTCTCGGTACTGGCGACAGACGCGCAATTCTCACGCTCGCGGCGTAGCGGAACGCTGGCGCGTGATCCGCCCATTCGCCTTTTGTCACTATCGCCAACGGCAAGACGGGACGCGGGTCATTGACGAGATCGCGGTCATGCCGACGTATCGACGCCAGGGGTTGGCGAGCCGACTCGTACGCGAGATTGGTCTGCCAGTCGAAATTCACGTCCCCGCCTGGAACGCGGCGGCTCGCGCGTGGGCCGAAGCTTTAAGGTTTCAGCCAACGCACACCGTTCATCGCCGGCAGGGGAGACTGGTGGTATACCGGCTAGGCTAGGATTCCGGCACTTTGGATAACGCGGTCATCGCGCTCGCCGCCTGGCTCGTGTCCGAGTCCTCGCCGCTATTTGCGGGATTTCTCGGCGGGGTTCTTGCCCAGGTTGTAGTGCTGCTCTCGTCACGCGGCAAGAACGGCCCAGATCGCGCAGTCAGGATTCAGATCACTCTCATCTGGATCGTCATCGGCGCGTTGCTGTTGGTCAACATCAACCAGGGACAGAACATCCAGAAGCTGCTCGAAGCGCGATGAGCAGCGACCCATCGCAAGCCGGCCGCGACCGAGTGGCAATTGTGCTAGCGATTGCCGTCGGATTGTCCATCCTGGCCATCACCGTTGCGGCGCTTTGGGACGCACTACGGAGTCCGTCGCCGGGCCTGAGCGAAAACGCGACGCAGATCCTGACCTCAGCCTATAGCGGCATCATCGGCGCGCTCGCGGTCTACCTTGGCTCTCGGCTGAGCCGTGGAGACGAACATCCTCCGCCGCCGCCACCCGACCAACCTACTAGTTCTGGACAGGATCCGAAGTAAGCGCGACCTTTGGCCGCGCAAGGCGGCAGTCCGGGCAAATAACACTCTTCGGAATCGGACACGAGGCCACCGAACTCGTGTGTAGCACGCACGTTGCGCGCGGCCAGACAATCTGCTTGCAGCGGATACAGCGTAGGTGTTCGTGCCGGTGCCAGGCTGTCCGAAACACGCGTTATGCTGACCCATTATGCACGAAGCCTTCATCATTATCGCGGTCGTATTGTTTGTGCTGGACGCGGTCTTTTGGTGGGTACCGTCCGCGCCGTACGGAGGCCGACTGATCCCAATCGGCCTCGCGTTTTTCGCGGCGTCGTTTCTGGCTGCGGTCAGCCGTTAGCGCCGACGGTAGAGGTACACCGCCTGATCGGTCATACGCACCCGTTCGCTGACCCGCCAGCCGTCTTCATTGACTAGCCGGATCGCCTCCGTTGGGGTCACCAGTCGGTATTCGTACAACGAACCGGATGGCAGGATGGCGTTCAGGAAAATGATCCAGGCGACGAGCGCCCCCAACATGCCAACGACCATCCACCAACCGCGCGGGCGAAGCGCCCACGCGACACGGCGTTTGGCTACTGCCATAGTCGCCATAGCACGTTTCCCTCCCGTAACCTCCGACAACTCTTACTACGGCCACAGTTAAGTCCGATATCGGTCCAGAAACGCGACTAGATCGCGCTCATCAATTCGGTAACCAATTTTCGTACTGCCGCCAGGTCGCACAGCCGACAATCGGCCGTCTCGGATCCAACGTAGGACTGTCTCGGGCACAACCCGGACGCGCGCCGCTATTTCGGCAACCGTGAGATAGCGGACCTCGGGGTCCATGCGTCACCTGACCGCGAAACACGTACAAGTGGGGCAGTGCGGTTCAGGTAGCTCCTGAGGCGTCGAATCTACTGGCTCCTCCTCGATTTCCTTGTCTTGCTCGACTTCCTTAGCTTGCTTCGCGTCCCGCACCATCGACCAAACGGTGCCACTCGCCAAAGACCCGGCCGGCAACCCATAGCGTTTCTCTAATTCGGCTGCCGCCTGTGTAGGACCGAGCCCTTCCTCTTCGACCATCACACGCGCGTCCTCACGCGCTTGATTTCGGCGCTCAACGGTCTCGAACCGATCTTTGGCCTTCCCGCGAAGCTGTTCACTCTTCGTAGACGCCTGAGCCTCAACAACCTCTTCGCGCTGCGTCTTACCTCGACCACGCGTTGCTCTAAAACGCGGAATTTCCGCGTTTTCCTCAAGCGCCCTCCTGCGACTCGCCACCGTCTTATCGTCAACACCTAACCGGCGAGCGATTGCTCGGTCGCTATCGCGCGGGTTGGCCATCAGTTGAGAGTCGATACTCTCTCGCACTGCCTTGCGCGAGAGACGTTCTTGAAGAGCAGAGAGCGTCCGCCGTGCGACGCCAAGTCGCCTAGCCAATTGGATCAGATCGCGTTCGCCCCAAGCCAGAACATCGTTCTCGCGCAGCGCGATACGCAGGCGGTCCCGGTCATCCTCAGCATGTACGGTGATCGTCTTCGGCTCGATCCCCAGCCTACGGCAAGCTTCGCGACGATGACGACCGCTCAAGATGTAGCCCGTCTCGTCGTCTATCCAGATTGGATAGCGAGAGTCGTACCCCTCTGCCTGTATACGTTCGGCTAAGTACCCGACGCGTTGCTCATCCAGCGGTCGTAACCCTGGCCCGTCTGGGCGTAAGTCATACGCCAACGCATGAACTGCCCCCGCTTGCCCTTCGACCCACGATATGACCTCGCGTTCAAGCTGATCCCAAGCGCGAAATGAAACGGCGTCACTCTTGTTCCGACGAGCCGGCCAGACAAGTAACGTTTCGCCCGCCTTGAACTTAGGGCCGACCTTCCACGCATCCTGCTCGCGAACGACGTATTCGCGCACCTCCAATAGCGCCAGCGCGTCCTCAATAAGACCTGAGTAGCCAGCGTTGCCGTAGAGCCTGGCAACCCGACGGTCGTTCGCCGGGATCGCCTCGCGCACAGGATTAACTAAGCTGGCGACCCCCTGCGGACCGTGGTCTAACATACGGTGCAAGATCGTCTGAAAAACGGGAGGGGTGGGAATCCCACCCCCTCGTTCCGATCTATTGAGCCCCGTATTGCCGAACAGTCGGTCGAGCCGCTCCTCAATTCCGACCGCTGGCGACACGAAGTTCCTCCTGAGCCTTGACAACATTCCCAAGCACGAGGATCGCCTTTTCGATCATTTCAATATGGGCCTGGACGAGTTCGGGATTGTGCTCAGCAAGCTGACTCGGTTTATCTTGGAGGCCGAGAATGAACCCAAGGCGCTGGCGGAGCAAGCCGGCCATCGGTGGACGCGACTTACCGCGAGCCTTGAAATCCGCGATCTGTTCCTTGCGCGCCGTGCGCTCGGCCTGAACGATTTCCAACTTCGCAACGGCCGATTGCTTCGCCCCAGTCATACGCCGAATCACGTCGTTCATTTCGTTGACTGACAAGCCAGCATCTTGCGTCAGGGAAAGCACAGCACTGAACGGCTCATCATCCATATGCGGCGAAACACGCCCGAGATAGCGCAGATGACTCGCCGTCAGACTACCGTTAACGTGTAACCCGAGCGCATCGGCCCGATCCTTCGCCTTCTTCTCAGCAAGGATGTTGTGAACCGTCGCGTCTGTTACCCCAAGCAAAGCGGCGATGCGAGTCCCATCGTAAAGGGGATCCTGGGCGACATGTTCGACCGCCTTCTGGATCTCTTCGCGATTAATGCCTCTGCCGTTGCGAGCATTAAAGCCGGCCCCCAGCAAGTGCAGGCGGTGCCGAACACTATCCGAAGCGCCCTGGTAATTGGCATCGAGCACGAACGCTTTGACACGACCCACACCACGCTTACGATGCGCGGCGACACGGGTATTGCCGTCACCGATATATCCGTCGGCCGTGACGATAATGGCCGGAATTGGATCGCCGTGCTCAATACTCGCCGCCAGAGCGGCGACGGCCGGTCTCGGGTTGTAGTGCGCTTCGTCGCGGATCTGGATCTTCTTGTTTTCCGGCGGGAGAGGCAACTCGTAGTTGACCTCCCAATTGAAGCCAAACCGCTCGATCAAGTCCGCGACGGGCTTGTCAATATCGGCCAGCTTCTGCCGATCAACGCGAACAGCGGGCACTCTATCGGCCCTCCTTTTAGTAGGAGATACCGATAGCCTACCGCGCCGTAGAAACCTCGCGCTAGTCCTTTCTTATCGCGCGTTAGTCGGTCTTATGCCGTGTTCTAAGTTGTTCTCCCCTAGCGCAACGCCCGAGGCTGCCAGCCCTTAGTCGAGCCCATCGCCAAGATTGGTAGCGCGAGCCCGTAGCCCGAAAGGCCGCTGCCGACATACCTCCAGGCATCGAGGCGGTGGTACACGTGCTTGTCCACGATGCCGTCAAGAACAGTACCATCGGGCGCTACTGGGCGAGAGTACGTCCCCAACTCGTCGCGGAAACCTCGACACGAATCGAACACGAGCACGCGGTTATTGGTGAACATCCCTACCGCGCGGTCGATACCAACTTCGAGGTCGTACGTGTCTGGGTCGTTGATCGGCAGGCCAGCTTGCGCGAACTCCAACCGCCAGGACTCCTCTGACTTCGCCCCGCCCCACACGCCGAACAGCGGCGCGCCGCCGAGCGTGTCCAGTATGTCTTCGACATGCTGTTTGGCGGTTCGATGCCCAGTGAGCGTCTCGTGATAGATATAGAACACGTTCGTAATGGGATCCTGGGCAACGTAGATCTTGGCGCAGTTGGATCCGCCGAAGTCGATCCCGACGAAGCGCGGCCAATCTGGACTGATCGGGAACTGACGGACGAGATGTCCGCCGAATTCCTTATAGGCATCAACATAGGTTGAGTAGATCAGACCTGGCGGGTTGTCGAACTCCCCCAGGTAGAACATTCGGTACTTCCAGGCT